CGTGCGATGTAAATGGGCATCTTAATGTGAAACTTAAACTCTACCATCTCGAAAGGTGTCGTGTGCCAGTGTCGCATCAGATATCTAATTAGCCCAGTATCTCCACGAGAAGTCTTCGTTCCATCTCCATAAGATACCCGGGCTGCCTGAACAATTGAGTTGTCGAGGTTTTCTCTGGGCATAGTGTCGACGAGTCGTACGAATCCATGGTCGAGTACGTTTACTTGCATTTTGAATTATCAAAGGGTCATTTCTTTAATCAGGTCATCTATGCATCTATAATACCTTTTGAGATCTTTCATGAATCTTTTATTATTCTCTAGACATTCACATTCGGGACTATTTTTATATATGTACGCGAGGTTACATTTGGAATATTTAGTACGCTTTTGATTTTCATTAGGTTTTCTAGGAACAAGTTTCTTCACGATCTTTTCCTTTTTCTTGGGCTCTACCCGCTTCGTGAAACTTATAGCTTGCATGACAGTATCAGCTAAATCGTCCTTCTTCTTGGACTTCATGAAGGTTTCTATCCAATGTTTATTCGTATCATCCCCACGTAAAAATGCTTCACATCTTTCTATGGATACCTTTTTACGTTTCATATATTGCGCTTTTCCCGGACCCACTACATCTGGAATTTTAAACTTCGCATCGTATATGATCGTCTCAGATTTTGGAGCTTTTATGACAAAATATGCGTGTAAAAAGTGTTCCACCATTTTCATTTTTTTATTACGATCGGGTTGCTTCTCTATCAAAATGATATCTGATTCGAGAACCCAAGGTCTTTCATCTAAATGCTTTCTTAATGAAACATATACACCATCTTTATGCTCGGGAGGTATTCCGGAAACGTCCCAATTTACGACTAGGTTAGATGTTTCATTAAATTGGCACATAGCCAAATTTCTGATTCCCACGTCTATACTCAGAATCATATACATAAAGAATGGAAATTCTTTAAGCTATGAAGAGTAAAGTGAGAATATCATGATTAAAAAGGCAATTATTATGACTGCTAATATAGCTACTATAACGGACGTTATTAGGTTTTCATCTACATCCGGGAACCATTTTTTCCACCAAGGTTCTTCGTCATCATCTCCATCACCGTCACCGTCACCCTCTTGATCTTTATATTTATTGAAACACGCGGCTGTGCAATGTTCATAACAATCATCATTTCCTTCTTGACAAAATGGTTGATCTTCGGGAAATTCAGCGTTTGGAAATTCTGCTCGAAGACTGCTCATTGTCGTGTATTTTAATTCACCCTTGTTTATTTTACCGTGGAAATAATCTGAATAATTATGCGGAAGACATGCAGTTACACATCCCTTTCTTTCCTCACTTGCGTTCGCGTCAGCACTTTTATCCATCATTAACCCACCTATTAAGGCTGCCAATCCTATCAACCCTAACGCTTTTTCTATAGCGTCCATTCTTTTTTTCTTTATTTTTTCATAATCGGATTCTATTTTTTTTGAATTTACTTCTCCGAGTGTTTTTCTATTATTTAAAGCATTTTCAGCACTTCTAGCTCTATTATTTATTGTAGTTTTTTTTATACTCATTTCATCAATTTTTGAAGCCACGTTATCTGATAATGTTAATGTGTCGCCAGAAATTTTGTCTGAAGAAGTTTTTATATCTGTTCCAGAATCAACATTTGCGTTAACGTTAGTTTTGTTTTGTTTTATTTTGTTAAAACTTGTATTCGTTAGTTTGTAATTTCCATCTGGCAATTGAAAAGTACCATCTATCATTTTTTTAGAATTTCCCGGAATTTCTGTACCATCAGGCAGTTTAAATTTTCCATTAGAAAGTAGCTGAGTGCCAGTAGGTAAGTCAAACCCTTTCCCAGTTTCTGTTGCGTCTATTCTATAAATATCAGGGTTTGAAGAAATTTTATACCCTCCCGATGTTAACACTTCAGATCCGTCTCCTAAACGAGTGATACCTTCGTATTTATATTCATTTCTGTTTTTAGCAACATTAAAAGATAATTCACCTAATCTAATTCGTGTATCATTTATACCTTTTAAATAGTATATATTATCAGCATCCAAAAATAACCCTGGTCTAATTCTAGTTAATGTTGACCACCAGCTCATGGTATTATTATATTACTTATAAAATAATGAGAGTTAAACTTGTAAAAAGTTTGCACCCTGAAAAAAAGTTTACTGCTATTTTTCAGGATGAATCAAAGGTTCATTTTGGTGGAAAGGGGTATTCTGATTATACCATTCATAAAGATCCTTCTCGCATGCGAAGGTATTTAGCTCGTCATGGAAGAATGGGGGAAATTTGGTCTAAGCGAGGAATCAAAACGGCTGGATTTTGGTCTCGTTGGTTGTTATGGAGTGAACCATCTTTAGAGAAGGCTAAAAAATTAATATCTAAAAAATTTGGAGTTGTATTTATTGGTTAGAATACGAATTAACTAAGTTATTTAGCTCTGTCTGGTCATCTTTCATCGATGCTATGTAATCATTTACATTGTCGCGTTCACTTTGTATTTCTTTTAAATAATTAATTATATCATTATTAGCTGCGAGTCCTACCTGATAATACGTTTGTGTCAATTCTTTAGCATCGATAATAATTTCATTAAATCTATCTAATTCTGTTAATGGTAATGGCGTATCTAGATCAAAAGCGGTTTCATATGTTTCGTTAATAAGATTATAAAGGGAATTTATGTTGTAATTTACGCTATCAATTACATCTTCTTTATTTTGAACGTTGTTGTAATACGTTTCCAATAGTGATATAGATTGTTCTGCACCTTGATAGTTAGCAACAACTCTCTGCTCCAATTTATAAGCTTCGAGCTCTACGGCGTTCATTTATATAACCCGAGTTAAAAAAAATTGTCAGTTCTGTACAATTTAGCTTGGAAGTTTGAGTCGTTGCCCATGACACTTATGCTCTCGTTTCCGTAGAGTTCTCCACAACCTATATCATCCATACAATCTCTTTCGTTGTGTGTAACCGCTAGAGGATATATTTGATCCCCAGATGTAGCGGTATAATAGTGGTACCTGTCGCGTCTACCTCGAACCTCTTTTCCGTATAAAGGGAGTGTTTCGTTATTATCACCTAGTAGAACGCCCATTTGCTGCACGTGTCCGGGTTTGTACTTTTTAATAGGTGGATTCCTGAATTCGGGTTCCATGACGACTTCCCTGGGTGCTATCGTTTCTACAGGAACGGGAACTTGAACGATATTTTCTTTAGGGTACATCAGAAGATACATGACAGCCGCGAGAAGTGCTATTATAATGAACGTCGCGACTTGAGGATTAAGCTTCTTTTTCATTTATAGTAGTCCCAGAAATTTATCGAACTTATAGTATGGATAAGAAAAAGTCTACTAAAGTTGCCCCATTTTGGCATCCTCAGCAAGAAGTTATCCTGAAAACATGGGGTGAGGCGTCCGCCTGTTATAGATACATGCACAATCATGCGTATTTAGTCTTCAAAAAACAGAGTATGAGATTTACATTACCAGTTATTGTTCTTTCGACGATAACGGGAACTGCGAATTTTGCACAGAATTCGTTTCCAGAAAACATGAGAGGTGCGGTTCCATCTGTGATCGGTGCGATGAATCTTATAGCAGGAATCATAGCCACCATAATGCAATTTTTGAAAATAAACGAAATGATGGAAGGATGCCGAGTTGCGTCACTCCAATACGGTAAACTTTCCCGCACTATTCGATTAGAGTTATCTCTCCCTGTAGAGGAACGTTCTATAGACGGGACGACTATGATAGAAACATGTCGCGCAGAATATGACCGACTCATAGAACAATCTCCACCTCTACCATATTTCATCATCCAAGCGTTTGAAAAACAATTTCCTGAAGATTCGGAATTCTTTAAACCCGAAATATTACACATTCAACCCATAGAAACCTTCATGAGCGAATCTGAGATGCGTCATGAATTGGGTAAGGAGATAGAAGGTATCCGTCGTGTAAAAAACAAAGAATTAGAGAATATCAAAGTTGTAGCAGATATACCCGATGAGTCAGATAAGCCAGCATCAAAAAAAGAATAACATTAAAGAGTAAAATACTTATAACATAAGGGTATACCTTTCGTTTGATAGGTTCAATAACTTTTTTATGAAGTGTATCATTTTCTAAAAAAATATCTAGCGCTTGTTCAGTAAAGTCTTCAGACATGGATGCCTTTGTTAAAATACTTCCACAAAAAAAAGATCCAACCCCCACGCTTCACACGAAAGAACTTCAAAGATTGGAAGAGTGTGTTAAAAAGGGGTTGAACGTGTTCTTATGCGGCTCTTCTGGTGTAGGAAAAACGTTCATCTTGGAAAAAGTTTTGAATAATTCCAATAGTATAGAGATACATAGTGAACTTTTCCAAAGAAAGAGTACCTTTTTAGATCTCATAGGTGAAACATCTTTTCATATATTCATAGATGGGTATGATGTCAATGTGTATGGGCACAGACAGCTCATGGAAAGGATAACTTCAAAAAAGGAACCTTTAACGACAGGTTCCGTCGTTTTTGTTTCAAATTCTGTTCATATAATACCTGGGTTTGAGTTGATAATCGTGCCCAAACGAACTGCTGATGAAATAGCTTCTTTAGAACCCGAGAATCCCCGGGCTCGCTTTGCATCCGATAAGTGCGCTGGGAACATTCGCGATTTTTATCATTATATTAATAAGTCTGATGAAAAGGATATTTTTAAAACGTCTAAAAGTATACTCGTCGAAGTGTTGTGTCATAGGGGGGCATTTGATATTTCACAAACTGTACACGAAAGAGGACATGTGATAGATGTTATACATGGTAATTACCCACATTCGAATGAGAGTAATATTGAAAAAATTTCAGAGTCATTATCTTTAGCAGATGTGTATGATGCTGGTATATACAAGGGGGAATGGGAATTCATGCCTTATTATACCTTGTGTGGTATAGCTATACCCAAGCATTATTTGGGTGAATTATTAAACCCAAATGAATTACAAGCTGGAAGTACCTGGACAAAGTATGGTAATTATAAAATGAGATTACAAAAAATACAAAATATTCAAAATAGAAACACTACAAAAATTGGTATAGAAGAATTACAAATTCTTCGAGAGTACGCGAAAATTGGTAATTTTGAGACGTGTTTTAAATATAAGCTGGAACCTGGTGATTTCGATGTGATGAATCATTTAGCTCTTCATAACAAATTGAAAACGAGTGAAGTTATGAAAGTTAAAAAGAAAATGACACATGTATTAAATGAGCTCTGACGAAGAGAGTGAAGACGAGACCCAAGAAATCGTGCGCGTCGTTGGGTGCGACATTTATTTTTATGGCGACATAGACAGAACTAGTATTCTAAAATTTACAGAAATATTCAGAAAATTAGAAATAGATTTGAGAAAGAAAGCGATCGAACTTCCCGGGTATGATCCAATTATAACCATTCACATTTGTAGTGATGGGGGTGATGTATACGCTGGTATGGGTGTCATGGACACACTCCGACGTTCCAGCGTACGAGTTCATACGATAGCTGAGGGTACGTGCTGTAGTGCTGCGACGTTTATGCTCCTCGGTGGTAAGAAACGGATGATTGGAAAGCATGCGCATATACTCATACATCAGTTGTCTGCAGGATTTATGGGAAAATATAAGGATTTAAGAGATGAGTTGAAAACGTGCAAAAAGATCATGAAAATGATGAAACATTTGTACGAGAGTGAAACGAAGATTCCTAAACCAAAGTTTAAGGAAATGATGACACACGATGTCTACATAGATTCTAGCGAATGTCTCAAGTACGAGATCGTTCACGAGATTGTTTAATAGTAATATATCTTTTATACATATAAATAACTCCCACTATCAGTATAATAATACTTAAAGTGTTCAGGTTGACAGGTACGTTTGTGAGCGGAGGAGCCCTAAGTCGCTCCATCTTCTCATAATTTACCACCTGAATCATATCTTTTATTATTATAATGGATACAATTTTTACTACCGATAAAAACAACAAGAAGCGCTACCTTGACATCAGTGTCGAGGAAATCAACGAGGTCTGGTGTATAGTGAAAACGACCGGACAAGTTAATGGCAAAGAAACCAAGTCTATGACTGAAGTTCCGCTCGGATACGATAGTGCTACGAAACGTGCTAAAACTATCTGGAAGAATGCGAATTCCAAGGCTACGACTGTGCTTCCCATGTTGGCGAACAAATGGAAGATCGCCAGAAATACATCTCTGAACCGTTCTACGTTCAACCCAAACTTGATGGTGTTCGCCTACTTGTTTCCAAAGATGGTGGCATCTCAAGAACTGGGAAGATCATCCCCGGAACCGAGGTTCTTGGGAAGGGTCTTGGCCCGGGTCAATACGTTGACGGTGAGGCGTTTGACCCTAACCTCAACTTTGAGGAACTCACGAGTACCTTCAAGACTAATCCTCTGAAGCTCAAGTTCCACGTGTTCGATTTCTTTGATCTCAAAGCTGAAGCCCTCGCCAGGGATAAGATGACCTTCGAGCAACGCTGGGAGTATGTCAAGGATTCGATCTACAATCCTCATTACGAATATGTCAAAACGACACTCGTAAAATCCAAGAAGGATCTTCCTCTCGTGCATCAGAAGCATGTTGAAGAAGGACATGAGGGTACGATGATCCGTGATCGCTTCAGTGTGTACGAGGTTGGTCAGCGAAGCAACTATCTCCTCAAGCACAAAGATTTTCAGACCGAGGAATACGAGATCATCGGAGCGACAACAGGGCATGGTCGGGATGCAAATTGTGTCGTTTGGAAGTGTAAGACGGAGGATGGAAACGTATTTAACGCTCGACCAGAAGGAACACTTGAGGATAGGGCGTACAAGTATGCGAACAGAGATAAGTTCATTGGTAAGATGTTGACCGTCAGGTTTCAGAATCTCACGGATAAAAATGTTCCCAGATTCCCAGTCGGGGTTGCGATTAGAGACTATGAATAAATTGTTATAAACATGTAAATGAATCGAATTGCTATTGACGTTGATGAAGTTCTTGTACCCTTTGTGAAACCTATGGCCACGTGGAAGAAATTAAGCATGCCAAAGGAAAAATGTAGATATTTGTATCGAGATATGTTTAACATAACAGAAAAACAATCTCAAAAAATGGTACAAGAATTTTATGAGTCAGAAACGTTCGACATGCTTCAACCCATCCAGGACTCACAATCTGTTATTCGACTCATGCGCCCACACGTAGATAAGATGTACATAGTGACGGGGCGTCAAGATTGTGTTCGTGAAAAGACGGAGGATTGGTTGGATTTTCATTTTCCCGGAATATTTGATGATGTCATATTAACGAATAGTTTTACCAGTTTTGAACTACAAAAATATGATATATGCCACGCTCTCAACTTAGATACTATAGTAGATGATAGTGATATGACGTGCGGTATTTGTAAACATTGGGATATGCAATCTATACATTTCGCTGGAAAGAATGGTTCACCTTATGAATGGTGTGAGGTTGATGATATCAGTGTATTGAGTTGGATGGAATTGTATAAGAAATTACCCCCAAAGTTTGTGGATTGTATGTAAAAAAATATCAGGTCATAGTAGACATGAGTTTATCAAAAAATGATATAGATAATCTTAAAACAAGATTGAGTAAGAATAAGAATTTATCTGTTACATCAAAGACTAATTTGAATAGATTTATAGAGAATACGAAAAATGCGTTTGATCGCACAGCGTATAATACTAGAATGAGAAATTTGAGGAATAGGGACGCGAGTTTAGGAATTAACAGTAGAAATGGATCTGTATATCGTGGGTCCGTGAATCCTGGTAAGAGGGGTCGAAACTCACCTAGAGGTCCGTTAAGTGCTGTAAGTGGTACAAGTAATACATCGAACAATCAAAATAATGCTTCGACTAATGGGTATGGTGGGTTTTCGAATAACGAAAACAATTTAGAACGCAAAGCGAAAAGGCGAAAAAGTAATTCCCAACCCCAAACCCCACCCCCACCCCCACTTGTAACAGTGGCGACGGCTGCTGCACGAGCCGCTAAGGCTGCTGATAACAGGGCTAAGGCTAATGCAAACGCTAGGGCTGCTGCTAATAACGCGCGTAGGAAAGCTGTTGCAAATGCAAAGAAGAAGGCTATTATTGCCCAGCAACAGGGTAAGGCTGCTGCTAATAATGCACGCAGGAAAGCTGTTGCAAACGCTAGGGCTGCTGCTAATAACGCACGCAGGAAAGCTGTTGAAAATGCAAATAAGAAGGCTAAGGCTGCCGCTGCTGCACAAGCCGCTGAGAATGCTAAGGCTAAGGCTAAAAAAGCTAAGGCTGAAAAACAGGAAAAAAACAGAAAAAATGCTCAAAAAACAATTAATAAGGCCATCACTAATAAACGTCAAAGAAATGCTAACGAATTGAATATGTTGCGGAAGTCTAAGACTGCTGCTAATAAGGCTGCTGCGAACGCTAGAGCTACCACTCCGGCTAATAGCGTTAGAAATTCAGTCACAAATATTGGAAACGGGGGTAATTCGTTAAATAATAACGCAAATTCTTCTGCATTTATTGCGCCCATTACTAAGAGGGAACGGAAGGCGGACGGAAAGTTGGAGAAAGAAGATGCTGGTAAATTCATGAAACGAGGAATACTACTTGAAATAATTAAAATGGCTGATCGCACTTCTAAAATGGCTAAGAATAACCGGGCAGGTTTATTGAAATTAATGCCAATGGTAAAGAACGCTAACTCTATAACGGAGTATCATACTTACACCTGGGCACTTCTATACGATATGATCAATACATTACCCGATACAAGAATTGCAAAATTACAAATTACCCCGACAACCTTAAAAGATATTCACAAGAAATTGATGGTAAAAAATACTTACACTACCGGGAGATCTACTGGTGGGATGGGAAACCGCCAAGAGCGAGTCTTTAATTTTACCGACGAAGAAGTGGTCGAATTTTTATTTTTAATCTGGTTAGATGGAAATCATGATGCGTATATCAACGAGTCATTTAAAGACTGGTTAGATGATAAAAATTCAAACGCGGTCTATTTTACAAATAGGCATCGCGATTTAGCGAAAAAATTTGTAAACAAATTTCCCGACCCAAGAAAGTACATCAATAACGTACCAAAATTTTCTAAAGAGAACGCAAAGAAAGAACGCGAAGAGTTTATAACTCAAGCGTTGAGAAATGTTGAGGGGTATGAGACGATTCGTAAAATATGTATAGAAACAAAATCTGTATGGTTTTTTATACACAACTACAATGGCGACCCCGAACGGAATAACACTAAATTACAGACATCTGTAAAAATGGGATTCGGAACATATTCTTCGGGAAACCCGGCAAAAACATCATTGGCTGGTAACTTCGAAAGTGTTTTGAAAATGGGGATAGAAGAAATACTCAATATAAAACAATCAGACTCCATCTATACGGGTTCCCGGGAGATAAATAATTTAAAACGAAATGGTATACACGAAGTTTCCCTCGATCAAGAATCAGATGATAATCTTCTTAGTAGAACTATAACTAATACACCCAGTTTCAGACCTTACATTACAACGGCTAACTTAATAGACCCTGGGAAACATATGTTAGCTTCCAGTGCTGGAAGCGACGATAGGACATTACTCTTGAACGCCATCCAAACACAAAATATGAAATTTTTAGATAACCTGAAATGTCATTACCATATAGGTCCTGTAAAGTTTGTTATACGTAATGGGGGTTTAAATTTTTTAAAGGTGGACTTGTCTATAAGGAAGGGGGGTCCACCTAAAACTGAAAGTGGACGGATGCCGACATTAGATTTTTTTGAGTTAAAAATTAACGAAACTAATCAACAATCTGGTGAGATAATACAAGGTGGAAAAAAGAAAAATGCCAAAAACGCTCGCAGTAAAATGGGTAAGTTCATGGGTGATGCATTACAGTATATGACAGTATCTGTACAGAATATATATAGGAAAAAACCAAGATTTTTTGCATCCGGTGATGGTAGTGCGTGTTTTATGAACGCGTATTTCTGTCAGAAACTTAACATACCTCTTCGACTAATAATTGATACAGGTGTGGGAAACATAAGATCGACGGGGCTTCAAAATAATTAAAAATATCAGTCTATATAAATGGATGTTGTATTCACATATGGCCGATTCAATCCACCACATCTGGGACACAAGATGATGATTGAAGAGGTTATCAACAAAGCCAGTAAAATGAATAAGATACCAGTTGTGGTTGTATCACATTCTTATGGTAATAAAAGTAATCCCTTATCGGTAGAAGATAAAACTCGAATTTTGAAGAGATGGTTCCCCCAATTAACGGTATTATCTTCGTCAAAAAATCTATCTCTCGCCAAGATTGCTGAGAATTTCGACGAAAAATCGGTTATGGTTGTAGGTGAAAACCGTAAAAATGCTTTCAGTTTTCTACCATTTAATAGGCATGCACTGAAGCGACCCAACGCTGCACCCTCAGCAACTAAAGCTCGTGCAGCTGCTGTGAATGGCAACAAAGAAGTATTCAAGAATCTAACTGGATACAATCTCACAAATAATATCCAAAATAAGATTTCAAAAGCTTCTAAAACTAAAAGGTCGAAGTTGTAATACCTAAGTAAACCCCCAATATATAAAAAAGTATACAAAAATGAACACCCTAAATGAGACTTTCAAAAACGGCGCGGCCATCATGAGTCTCATTTGGAGCGTAGGAAAAATGCAAGATTGGGTCATGCGTAATCAATATTAAAGATTCTATACCTTTATAAATAAATGTTTACCGTATGTCGTGCACCCGTCCGTGTATTTAATACATCTGAATATCCTAAAAAAAGATCACACTCGTATGTCATCAATCGTTCCGATGAACTGATTAAGATGGATAAACTTCGACAAGAAATTTCAAAATACAGAATTGCACAAGCCAAGGTAAAAACACTTTCGACATGGGCTCTCAAGACGTCAAGATCCGCAACTAAAGATCTTGAACATATTTTGGAAATCATAGATGATATGTACGGGGAGGAAGGATTTGAAGATATATAAAGTTATGAATAGTTAAATGATAAATGGCCACTCTCTGTCAAACTCCCATCCGTATTTACAACACCGGTAAGCGTAAGTATCATAAGCATAAGTATACCACAAATCGATCTAGAGATTTTGATGACAAAGACGAGACTATCAGAATTCTAAAAACTGAAAATGAAAAGTTTCGTTGCGCACATAAAAAGATAAAGACGCTTACCAGGTGGAATTATAGATCGACCCGTTCTGCGATGGATGATGTCACTGGAGTTATGGAAATTCTCGAAGAATGTTATTTAGAAACGAGTGAAGAGTATAATGAAGATGCTGCTCAATAAAAGTGTTCACGTTCCGAGAAGAACCTTAACTATTAATGCCGAATATGGAAAAAATCATATAGGTTTACATAACACAAAAAATATACGAAATGTTAAACATCTGAAAGTGTTGTATGTTTTGGGTTTTGATACTCATACGGAAAGACGTGGTGTATACGCAGTATCAAATAGTGATTCGAAGGATATGTCTAGAGATTATATACTGGCGTTCAGATTTCGTGATGAGGCTTCAAGATTTATGACACTTCTAGAAGCTATCGTAGATTACCAACCTACTGTAGAACTCGTGAATAGAAGTGAAATAGATGCGGTATGTGAGGAGAATAATATTTCGTGTTTAGTCGTGGATTCAAACACACTCGTTTTACCACCCGAAAACAATATACAAATTACACATTATACAAAAGATCAATTTTCGTGAATGAGTATACTTTCCAGACTATCTGAACTATGGATAGGAGATAATCCTCGTATAACTCTATCACATGAGTGACTTTCTAAGTCAACTACAGTTTTGAATGAGGCCCAACATTGTTTACAACGTACAGTTCCATACCCTACATCTAATAACCTGTTTAACTCTGCTGTATCATGATACCCCATATGTGTTAGTAAATAACCTGTATGATTGAATTCTCTCCCACACACGTCACAAGAACAGTATAAGTTTCTAGCTTTTCTTTTGATGCGTGGCTTTTTAAAACAATCGAGTAGACACATTATTTATATTCCATGTTTTTATTTTCGTATATTATAGCAGATGTGGCTTCATATTTTTTTGATATGTATCATCATATTTTTAACGTTTTTGATATTTCGTAAACGTAAGCTTCAGTATACATGTTTTCTCTTAACATTAGAGGGTTCAACGAAACGACAGCAAAATTTTTTATCGAGTTTTAATGATGCGGCTCCATTAGAGATTGTATATGGAACAAATACAAAACAAATAGAAAACGCTGAAAAGTATAAACACATAATCGATCCTTTATATTACAAAGAAGCCTTGCGATTAAATTATAAAAAGGATGCTGTCAGAGAAGACGTCACATTTTTTAACCTGGGAGCTATAGGTTGTTATTTGGGTCACATGGAAATAATGAAACAATCTTTTGATAAAAATATCAAATACGCACTCGTGTTTGAAGATAATGTCATCATAAAACGATACGAATTATTTAATCAAGTGCAAAGTGTCATAGATGTTATGGGTGATGATTTTGAAATGTGTTTCTTCCATTGTTTATCGAGATACCCTGTAAGTTATGAAAAGGGGTTAGAAAAGGTAAAATGGATTTCTAGTACGAAGTGTTATTTGATTCATGTTGACAACATGAGAAAATACTACAATTATTACTTTCCTATAGATAATCATGTTGACAACAAAACCGAAGATATAATAGCGCAAGGAGCTAGGGTGTATTATAAGGATTTACGAAGGTTAATAAAAATAGATAGAAGTGATTCAAGTACTATTGGGCATAGTCAACACAATAATAAATCTTTTTTCTCAAAACAACATCCAGAATTAACGACAGCTGTTCTTAAGAGGGGGTATTGATAGGATTATAAAGATTCGACTCTTCTGACACCCTTTTCTTCATCTAATGTCATATCTCTACTTTTTCTTTTATCTTTTACGTTAGAGAACGCGTTCAACCATCTATTCACCGCCCGTCTAGATCCTGTAACAGACGCTGCATCATCACTTACAACTATACTCAAACCATTGCAAACATCTGGTTTATTTTCCTTTTCCGGAAATTGAACCATAAACGCCTGAATAGATATAGATGGTATATCTGGTGCTTCGTCCAGTAATCGATCGTACTCTTCTCTAGATTTCATAAGGAAGTCTACCACTTCTGAACGATGTTTCACGTCGAGTGATATTTCCATATCGATAGACCTATAAAACTTAGACCACTGTACACACATACCTGAATGCGATTCAGATAGGGGTAGAGACTGACTAAATTTTGAGATACTTGTTAATATACCCCCCAAAACATTCATGAAAGCAAAGAAATATTGAATGACCATTATATTGTTTTTGGTATCTTGTGATACATTTTCATTACCACTTGGATTTAGAACAGCAAAACCACCGACACCCGTTATACTCGCTATAATTATACTAGGATAAGACAACCAATCATTCTGTTTCTTGTAAAATAGGCGTGCATGATTATGCAGCCACCGATACCCCGCGGCCTTCTCCGCCCATTTTATAAGCAACTTTTCTTGTTTTTCACACCACTCACAGTGTTCGTCTTGCTTTTGAACACTCATGGACTTAGATTATACGGATAAATTTTTCGCACACTCCCTGACTAATTTATCATCTCCATCCGATTATTTGTTGAATTAGGTTGTCCAATACCAAACTTATAACTATAACTGACCACACCCCAGCCAGAAGGTCTAGGATTTCCAAAACTGTTCCCATCGGTGTGTGTCTCATACTGATTAGGTATTGGGCTTATTTTCTAAGTCCATTTGGGGAACTCATTTGTAAGTTTGTCTACACCACCATTCATTGCCTCCTAAATATTCAAATAATATATGAATCATGAATCCTGACACAAATAACAATAAAGTCGTCTTAGATTTTTTGGAAATTCGCCTGAGTAAGTAATATATCACTATATTGAGAATGCCAATGATGGTCGCTTCTAATAACACATCTCTCACGGGTCTCATCATTTATATTATACAATGTTTTAAAGAAACAAGTCTATAAATATATATGACACCCACGATTGTTCCTATCCGCGTAGTATCCAAACTCGACAATGGAAATCGGGAATATGAAAAATTAAAGAAACGTCTCAGAAAGTCTACCGCCAGTTATGGAGCGGTACTTTCTACCGCATCATTCATAACACAGGGTTCAGATAAGGGTTTGTCTATGACTCTAGGAGTTTTAACATCGTATACGTATCTATCATCCCTCGAGAAGTACGTGGATGACATTGAAACTTCTGGATTTCCAAATCAATTTTTGGTACCGATCAGTATCGCGGCATTTGAAGTAATTTGGAACAGTGCCCCTTTTAGTTTTGATTTTGATTATGGATCTACATTTATAGGATTTTTATCGTATAAATTTGCCATCATAAATGTTTTATACGAAACCGTAAAAGATTGGTTAATATCAGATAGTACAAATTTGTACAGAGTATATACAAAGAATGAGAATGAAGACGATGAACAACACGGTGAAGTGCCGATCATAGAAAAATAATTGTAATAAGTAGTATGTTTCCCATAGGGGTAGGACTTTTTTATATATACGTTTCGTGTCGTATAGTACATCTTAATAAAAAACGTAGGTTGCGCAAACCAAAAGCGAATTGGGTATGATGATTTTGTCAGCAGACGGTGTCTATCATTTTATTATATTTATCTATGATAAGATGGCCAATAGGACGCCCATAAAAAATACATCTCCAAAGGTTAACAAAGAAAAGAGGCGAAAGGAAACGGCTCGTAGACAAAACATTGAGCGAAAAAGGGAATTGGAAAATAGACGCCGTAAAACGAGTATAGAGCGTGCCCTTAATTCTTTATCTAATGGGATGACTCGGATTCTTAACATGCCTAAAAATGCTTATAATTTAGGTACCATATTAGCCACGAATAATAGATACATGACGGTTCGTTTAAGTAAGAAATTAATAAATAACTTAAAAGATGTTTACAAAAAGACGTTCACCAATCAAGTCGAATACTCGGGTACTATACCTTTCACGGTTAAAAATACAAGAAATTATGTTAAATACAATACACCCACCGCACGAACGAATGGTCAATTCGCAACCATAACTCCTCCTAATTCTGATTTTAAAGAATACATTATGTATCACACTCACCCGGTACCACCTAACGATAAACCTTTGTTCAGTTTTCCTAGTGGGATGGATTTAAAAGCGTACGTGCGACATTATCCAGACTTACAAGCGAATATTATTTTAGAAAATCAAGGATATTATGTCATAGACTTAATCGAAACTAACATGAATAAACCCAACGCATCTAGGGTAGCCTCCACATTTGAGAGACTCGTAACTCAGCGAGAGTTTAGTATTGTCACGGGTGGGTACAGGGGGGCTGTTTATGTTCAGACGACACCCACTAGGTGGAAAAGGGCAATCAATAAATATATAGATCCTATCATGCGTAGACAATTTGGTATTTCGATCAGATATTATACATGGGATGAATTGGGGGAAATTACTTTGTTAGATAAGAGCGTTCTCATGAATGCTAGTTAAAATTTCTAATAGTACTTTATTAAATGGACGTCTGTTTTAAGAGTCCGCATTTGTATATAAAATTACCTCGAAAAGTTGTAGATAATTTAAAACGTGTTAGCGATTTATCAACAAAAAATAAATGGGAATATGCCGGGTATGTAGACGTTTCTTTTGAGGATAATAAATATAAATTTAACGATACCGTCTATGTCACCTCTAAAGATCGTCGTCAAGTTAAATTAGAAAAGGTTCAACTCGTGTGGCCTTCTCTATTTACTTTTCATACACACCCATCTATAACAAAACCTAGTTGTGAAAAAGGTCAAATATTTACTACTTTACCGAGTGACGCAGATTTCGAAGCTTTTATTAAAGGATATCCAGAGATGCAATCTAACGTCATATGTGATGCGCATGGATATTATTTAATAGACATCATAAAATCTGCGGATAAAAATAAATTACCTATACCTGAGATGGTTTCGAATGAAATGAAAGAAATGCGAAAACGTCCATTTTTGCTCGATTGTGTATTTTCAGAAGAAGGTGGTGAATATCATCAAACCACATTAAAGGAGTGGAAACATTTTATTAATTATGATGTTCATTACAGATTGAATAGTAAATTTGGTATAACTATACGTTTTTATGGATATAACGAAGAACCAGCAACTATCGTGTTAGAACACGTTTAATTATAGTAAAGTGATAAAATTTCAGATACTGCGGGGTGCCTCACTACGTCTTCCTCACCTAAATTGGTGTATTCAACGTAATCAAGTTCCAAACTTTGTATTTTGTTTATAAAATCTTCCAATCCATTTAATTTATCAAGATCGCTTTGACGAGTATCTCCAGTCACGATGAGTTTTGTATTTTCGCCTACCCTTGTTAATAGCATTTGCATCTGATTTGGGGTACTATTTTGCATTTCATCTGCGATGATGAAAGCGTCTGTAAATGTTCTTCCTCTCATAAATCCTAATGGTTCTATACTGACCCTATTTTCAATTTGGTTTCTAGACATATACATTTCCATTATTTCAACCATAGGTTTGGCCCATGGTTCCATTTTTCTTTCCAATTCACCTGGTAAGTAGCCCATATCTTCATCCGCTGCAACTATTGGTCGTGTAAGTATGACCTTTTCTAACTCTCTTTTCTGTATCTTTATAAAAGCTTCTTGACATGCGAGAAAAGATTTACCAGAACCTGCGGGACCATTGACTACCACGATTGGTTTATGAGATTGAATTTTTCTTACATATGTACATTGTCCAGGTGTAATTGGAAAATCCATATTATATTAACTTAAGGTTTTTATCCTTAATATAGTAAAGATATGGAGTTTAATTTCATCGGTATTAAATCTGGTGGAGCTGCTACAATATTAGACACTGAACGTAAACCTAGATTTATATGTTTCAAAGAAATACCTATTGCTAACAAATACGTCACGTATATATGTAGTCATAAGGCTAAATTTGGTGTGTGGCCCTGTGTAGATTTATCAGAGTCGTTTAAAAAGTTAGAGGTCGCATCGGATCATCGCGAGCAAGAGTATGAAGATTATACGAACCTATTGGAAATTAAAAAAAAGACATGGGAAGATCTAGATAACATGTCTCTCATGATGGGTATATCTTATTTTTATTGCCACGATTTTAGTTATGATCAAGACAATCTACTCTCTATTTCTATTAGAGGTCAAGATATGGATGCCCAAGTTGACGATTTTCTGTACAGGGAACAACTTGACATCAATTTAAAGAATATGTAGCATATATATACATATGAAGCTCGTTTCATTGTTTGATCCTACAAATGAAAAACATGTCATGTGGTTAAGTGAGGTAGACGATGCTATGATGAAAGCCTCCTCAGGTGAAAAGACCGATTTTGTTAAAGTTATTAACAAGAATCCCATCAAAGCTAAACTAGAAAACGTCATGGATTGGCCGCATATACATTTTCAAATTTGTATGAAATACACACAATGTGTTTTGAGGGGTACGGCGTTTATTCCAAAGATTGAAACTCCTTCAAAGTAAAATCTCTTGGTTCTGAATTTTCATCCATGCGTATTAAAATAATTTTTCCGTATACTTCTTCATCTTGAAAAGGTTGTGGTAATTTATTTTCATTCAATTTGGCGGCTTCTACACATTTTACTATTACAACATCTATATCAGGCCATTGCCCTATAAATGTGGCCCTACCTGATAAAATTTTAAAAATTTCATTCTTTCTTGGATCTATATCAATCTCAATTTGTTCTACATTTCCCATTTCTTCATGTATTAGTACAGCTTTCGTCATTTACATAAATGAATAAAAAAAGTTGATACTAATAAATGAACCAACTGCTTAAGATATTTATTGCGTTTTTCATAGTGACGATAATATTTACCAGGATAGAAAAGTACGGATTACCATTCGTACCTTCTAAGCACTATTACCTTGATTCACACTGGAAGGTCACTAAGGAATCGAACCGCCCGCAAGTGAGTGATTCTTTTCAGATGTGCTCACCCGAATCTTTCAGGGATTGCCCCGTAGTTGACATGCCACACCTAAGTAGGTATTAAATATTGAAAATATATAGAATGTCTACGAGACAATTCGTAGTAGACAGACTCGCAGAACTTCTAGAATTATCGAACAGGGATGTCATTCCGATAAACTTGGAAAAATGTATAAATAATTGGTCTGCTAAGAAGACTATACAAATGGGAGACTCTCCCGCTTTGGATAACCCCAAACACATGAGTAGGTATAAACACAAGTTCATAGAGATACAGACCTGTATGCGAAAATCCGATTTTTTGAAGAATGAACTTCTTTCTGGGAGATTGAAAACTTCGGCGATAATGGAAATGCCTCCTAATGTCATGTGGCCCGATGGTCCATATTCAAAAGAAGTGGAAGAGGGTGTAAAAAGACGTATGGCTAAGGATACAAATAGTATTCTAAACCAACCAGACTACAAGGGTTTATTCAAGTGTAATAAGTGTCGTCAATATAAGACGACGTACTATGAGATGCAAACTAGATCCGCTGACGAACCGATGACTGTGTTTATTACTTGCCATGTTTGTACTGTCACGTGGAAATCTTAACGTTATATACAGAATCTGTGAGATCTGTATCCATATCCCCTACTGATAGTATAAAATTATATCTAGAATTACGTTTGAAACTACCTTTGTTTTCTGGTGGAGTAAAAACTAACGCATCGTATGTAATATTATGAAAAGCTAATTGTTCTTCTGTGAATTTTATATTTTTGTCAAACCCTGGTCGTGCTGTTATAATTATGATTTTATACCCTTGACTTTTTACAAATTTATATATATCGTATGCCTGATTTATAATATTTCCTGTCCTGCTTGATATAAGAGTATCGTCTATATCAAACATGACCGCATCATTTTTATCCACGGCGCGACCTTGCATAATATAATTTAAGATTATCATTCTAAGTATATTATATTATATGATAGAAGTCTGTACGTTTTCTATACTTATGATGCTTCTTTCGTTGATATACATTCATATTTACTTAAAATATGCTGTACTTTAAGAAATGGTACGTTTAGATACAAATGCAGTACCAGATCGTAGATGTTGAATACGAAGACGGGTTTGTTGAAGTAGCTCGAATCATGCGAGATGAAATAGATTTTTTTATAATTTCACCCCTTGAACAGGTTGGAAATTTCTACAAATTCGACGATGAATATATAGCGGTTCCGAAAGAATCTATAGCCGGTTTTTACGATACGATTGACTTAGAAGATACGGGTTTATTCAGAAAGCTAACGAATGATGTATATGAAAGTCTAGATGAGAGTGATCCAGAATTTGAGTACGACGACGATGCTAGTAGTAGCAGTGATGACTATGAATCTGATATTTCTTTATACGATGACGATTCAGATTAAAAATCTTATCATATCTTAGATGAAAAAATCAACAGGAATATTACTTTTTGTAGTTTTTATTTTTATAATTATGGTACTAAATTCTAAAAAAACTGAACATTTTTTGGGATTTGTATGTGATCTTGTTGATCAAAGTCATGGTAGATGCACTTTAAAAAATGTTTATATGAATCCGGGAAAATATGGGGGGTACGATGACCAGTACCCATCCGAGCGACAGCTAGGTCCTCAAAATGTGGATAGTTTCTCGAACGCCTGTAGCAGGTTTAAATATAATGATATCGATTGTATCGGTGTGCAGGATGGTGTGAAAGTTCAGGATCAAACTTATCGACATCTGATTTCCGATCCTGCCTCTGAGAATTATGGACAAATAATCGAAAAGCAGTTAGAACCAGCACCTGGTGAGGATGATAATTTGTGTATAATGTCTAAAGGGTTGCAACCAGCTTAATTAACAAAAAAATATTTACATATTATAAAATGAAGAAGAACCTGAACGAATATTTATTACCAGTCGCATTTGCATGCCTCATCGTCGTATATATGATGAAAAATTACAAACCCCAGAAGAAAGAAAGTTATTGCTCCGCTTGTATGATGAAGTAATCGTACTTAAAAACGAAGCACAAGGTAAGTATAAGATGGCGCCGTATACTCCCCCTAATACGCACTATAGTCAATTAGATGTATCCGCGTATTCGGAAGAGGATATTTTCAAGTTTATAGGCCAGGGTGGTAAGAGATTCTATTGGCTAACAAAGTTTCTGGATCTCGCCTATCTATGGTATGATAAGAAACGTCGAGTCATCGAAATATGGGGACCTTTTGAATCCCTTCAGAATTTCCAGTCGCACCATGTCATCGAATGTGAATTAGATTTTGCGTGTAATAAAACCTAAGTTAGAGATAGTATTTTTATAAAAGTTAAGAAATGTTTAAGAAACCAGGCGTCACTCGTATTCAAAAACCAATTGTCACGAAAATTTCTATAAAGCCAACTGAAGGTATTTTAGGAAAAATAACAAACCCAACATGCTACCAAGAAGTTATTAAGGATAAATCATTTTCGGTACAAAATGCTGATAAATATCTAAACGCGCTTGAACAAAACTATAAATATTATGGTGTTCCATTTAAAAAGTTGGAGGTTCTAGAGTCTGCAAAAAAATATAGAGATGTTATTGAACCGGAAAATCATTTTACATACCCGGATGTAATTCCTGTAAAATTAAACGTTTTAAAATCGGGTAAGGTGCGGATTAAAATTATATATCACATGGCTCAGATGTGGGAAAAATATGGTCAAGGTGCACGACCATCACATAAGTTTTTGGTTTCTGTGTATAAATCTATGGGATATTCACAAGAGTTTATTGATAAAATGAATAAATCACATGAACGTAAAAAGATTCTCAAAACCAAATACGAAAAAATCGTAAATAATATATTTGAAAAACCCACTAAGAAAAAGGTTATACCACAAAAAAAGAAGAAACCTGAAGAAGATGAAATCGTCGAAGAAGATGATGATGAAGAAGAGAAAGACGACAATGAACCCGAAGAAGACGAGGCAATTGTTGTTGATGAAGATGAAGATGAGGAATGTGTGGATGAGGATATTGAACCTCCAGATGTAGATTAATTATATTAAAACTTTATCTCAAGAATATATAAATGTTCAGCGTTGGTAAACCTTTTCAAAATCCACCAGTGTCTACCAAGGCTTCTAAGAAAACACGTATAGAACCTAGAAGATTGAGTGAATTTGTTAAAGATGTAAAAAAGAAAAATGTAAAAGAAGTTCTCATAAAACCCAACCAAGATCATTTATATTTTACGGAGACTGATGGTAGTGTGAATGTCACGACATATGTGAACACACCTGAACTTTGGAAGGTTATGATGGATAGTCATATTGAATATGATTTGGATACATCTATACCTTTTACAGCAGGCGATATAACAAATGTTCTTTTTACACTTTTTATCGGGTTCGCACTCATTCGAATGATTTTTTCACAGATGGGTGAAAGTAATCAAAATCCATTTAACATGAATAAAACTGAACTTGTTATAGAAGAGGGTATAGAAACACGTTTTGATGACGTAGAAGGTATAGATTCCGCAAAAGAAGAATTATCTGAAATAGTAGATTTTCTTAAATTTCCACTTAAATACGTCGTATCAGGTGCTAAGATTCCCAAAGGTGCTCTTCTGACTGGAAAACCTGGTACAGGTAAAACTTTATTGGCGCGGGCTATCGCGGGTGAATCATCTGTCCCCTTTATTCAATGTACGGGGTCCTCGTTTGTAGAAATGTTCGTGGGTGTGGGTGCTAAAAGGGTTAGAGATGTATTTGATATTGCTCGTAAAAATCAACCTTGTATTGTATTTATAGATGAGATCGACGCTATTGGGAAGAAGCGTTCATCTGGTGTAACTCCTGGAAATGACGAGCGTGAACAGACTATTAATCAGCTTCTAACTGAGATGGATGGATTTGATAATTCATCTCAAGTTGTCGTCATAGCCGCGACCAATCGTGTAGATATTCTCGACGAAGCTCTCCTTCGCCCGGGGCGTTTTGATAGAAAGATACAGGTAAATCTTCCAGATGTACACGGACGAGAGAAGATTCTTGCGGTACACGCTAAGAATAAGACATTGAGTGAGGATATTTCTCTGAGGGATATCGCTCGACAAACAACTGGATTCTCTGGTGCGGATCTGGCAAACCTTCTTAACGAAGCTGCTATCAGATCTGTTGATGTAGGTCAGATAACACCCGAAGTTATGGAAAATGCGTATCAACGCGTCGTCGTAGGAGCGCGTGGATCTCGTATAGTTTCCGATCGTCGTAAAGCTAGGGTCGCCTATCATGAAGCGGGACATGCCATCATAGGCGCTCTCATGCCCGAATATGACGAAGTGCGAAAAGTCAGCATCATTCCTCGCGGGGATGCCGGTGGTGTAACGTTTTTTCAACCTATTTCTGATGATGTCGGTATGTATACAAAACAATACCTTCTTTCACAGATTAAGGTAGCTTTGGGTGGACATGCCGCCGAAGAGTTCGCATACGGTAAATCTCAAGTCTCTACCGGTGCTACGAGTGATTTTGCTCAAGTGTATATCATAGCCAGACAGATGGTAACCAAATGTGGATTTAGTGAAACTATAGGTAAAATGAACATAGATGACGCCATGATTTCCACTAGAAGTTCATACATCGTCGAAAAAGAAATGAAAGATATCGTAGATAAATGCTACAAAGAAGTATTATTCCTTCTAGAATCCAATAAAGAAAAATTGGAACAATTGAAGGATTTACTCGTGGAACAGGAAATCGTCGATGGTGAAGATGTATACGAGATTGTCGCATCTTGTCATGTTCCGCCATCCCCAAATAAACCTAAGTCGTAAACAAATATAAAGAAAATCAACTTTTAACATCTAATGTCGTACATCGCGTGGGATACAGAAACGACCGGACTCCCTCCCAAGGGGTTCCGGGAACCCGCGTCCAAGGACAATATACACGCGTTTGACAAGTGCCGAATGGTATCTATTGCGTTTGTCAAATTTGATGCTGATGGCAATGAAATTGATGCGCAACACATAATTGTGAAACCCGATAACTTTATGGTAGAGGCGACACACATTCACGGGATAACCCATGAGCACGCTATGGAACACGGTGTATCATTCGACGAGGTATACGACCAGTTCGTTAAAGCTTCGAGTGATTGTACTTCACTCGTGGCACACAATTCCATTTTCGATGAGAATGTACTCTTTTCTGAGTGCTACAGACGTGGAAAGAGTCTGGAACCTTTTAAGAAGGTTTCGTTCGCGTGTACTCTCAAGTTGGTGACTGAAAGGTTTCTCAAACCTAAAAAGTTGTTCATCGTTTACAATGAACTCACCGGTAAGACTTTGGATGATGCACACAACGCCCTAGCCGATTCGAGGGCGTGTGGTATAATCTACCCCATCCTTCGGGATATGAAGCACAATTTTAACCGAATTGGAGTTTCTAAGATCATTCTCAAGGCTTCTGAAGTTGCCAGTATGATTAACCGAAACAGGTTCAAGACACCCCACGATGTTATGATGGATTTGTGGTGTAAGTATTCCCCCGATACTTTTAAGGGGAACACCAAGGAACAGGTAGCTGTCAAGGCTATCAAAACTTCGGATATTGCTGTAAACGTGTTGAAGGATGCGGAGAAGTTCAAATCTACTAACAGCTCTTCAGTTGAGCAAAAACTTCGAGCTGTGAATAATCAACTCGACACGGAGAGTGGTCTCGTGGGTGGAGAACTTGATGCGGCTAAGGACTTTATCCGTAAGACGCTTTACACCAATCATGGTACTCGACACGAAGAGGATACCGCAGATTTGGTTGATCCCAACTTTATCGTGGACGATAAGTATTACAGTATTCCAGTTTGTAAAATCCGTGGGACTGAATATGTTGTCGTGGGTAAGATCGATCGTCTCTTGAAAAATGAGGATGGAAGTTTCACCATTGTTGAAATTAAGAATAGGACGAATCGTCTTTTCAAAACTGTTAAAGAGTACGAAGAGATTCAGTGTCAGGCATACATGGAGATGTTAAACATGGATTCGTGTAGACTCATTGAGCAGCACAATGATGCCACGTGTACACATTTGATTGCACGTGATCGGGAGAAGTGGAATGACGTCATCATGCCCAAGCTCTCTAATTTCTGTGAACATTTTCATAACCTAGTTTCTAATTAATTTGTTTAATATATAATAATGAAGTGTGCAGTCGATAGAAATATGTCAGACCCTTTAGACATAGCTCCGTTAGGTTGCAAACCTGTTAGCCTTGATAGATGTGAGTCTGGATACATGGCGTCTAAAGAAAACGTAACTC